TATACATTGACTTTACATTTTAATCACATGAACTTATTTAAACGAAAGAGATGCTGTAGTGAACTCATTGCCCTTAAAAATGGCAACTTAATATTCAAATTGAGTAATACTCATATCAATGCTGCTTATAATACTTTACAGGCAATAATGAGGAAATCTGGTATATTCGATGAGAATCTATATTTCGATGTCTATCAGGAATATCGGAAACATTATGCTATATACGACGTAGTACCATCGTTGCTAAGGTATAAGATACCCTTGATATTTTCAGGTAAATACCCAAAGAAACTATTCGATAATCAGTTTACTTTTGAGGAATTAATACCGAATAATTTGGTATATCATAGTTTACCCGAAAATTTTAGATTACCAGAAAGCTTAGAGAAAATTCTTTTAGAAGTAAGAAAAAGGGTATCTGCTTATATAGACCAAGAAGATATATCAGACCAGGGTTATAGGGATTTGGTTCGAATGAATTTCGTAAAACAATGGGATGTATTTAGAAAGGACCCATCTCTTATAGATTGCTATATGGATGCTCAATTAGGCATGCTATATATGTGGGCTAGAGTAGAAAATAAAACAATCGTAAAGAATATAATCGAAAGAACTCAAGATGAACTAGCTCAAGAGTTCTTATCTAAATATCAACAAAATGGAGAATAAAGAGAAATTTGCTTTCCGAAAGGTTAAAATGTCGGAAGGTGTAAAGGTAGAATTTATTAAATTACTTACCTCAGTAGAGACTAAAAATGATGAAGATGTAATTAAAGCTTTTAAAGTTCAATTATCCTCTGGAGTATTAACTTGCCATGCAGAAATGTTATCTAGAACACCAAGCCAGATAATATTTCAAACATCCCAGTTCAGTAAACCCTATAACTTTTATAAAAACTGGGAACTATGGGTATTCTCTAATATCCTGGGTGTATGGACTTTAAATAGGTTTAGGATATGATTACAATGAAAAACCTCCAAGTAGAGGATATAAAAGATGAATGGTTATATAATGCCTTAACACAGGGCATCAAGGAATGTATAACTGCTCCAGTCCTAACTTTGGACCCAACAAAGCCAGAACCAATTAAGAGGGCAGAAATGATACTGGAGAATTTCTCTCAGGAAGATTCTCCAGTAGTAGCTACAGTGATTGCTCCAGGCAATTTCATACAGATGATATTACCGAAACATGAGATACTTCTCTCGGTAATGTTCATCTATAAGGAAAGGAATACCTATGTACAACTTATAATACAAAAACTTGCTTATGAACGAGAAAAGACTACCACCAAGACTAATGGTTCTGCTAGTGGTACTGAAGGGTGAAAAGGTATATAAAGTACCAATTAGGTCAGAGATAGAATTAGACCATCTAAAGGATTTCAATACACTAAGAAGAATCCTTACTCCTTTAGTACAACTATATCATGGAGTAGGTTTTGATACTAGACTTACTTACGATGAATTCAGTATCTTCATTAATGACCTACAACATTTGGGATATGAACGGTTAGATGAATATTCCTCGGGTATACAAGAATTAGTAGAAGCAAAACCCATTACTGAGAATAACCAAGATGTTGAGAAAATACGAAAAGGGTTACTTATCTCTCTTAAATCTCAGGAGTTATCAGAGGTATTAGCTACTAAAATAAAGCAAGCCATACATGAAGTATTTGAAAACGAAAAGAAGAAAGGTGGACTAATGAACAAGGAACCCTCTTTAGAACCTATGGAGAGTTCAATTATAAGAGAGGCTCTATATTTGCTAACTCCCCAATTACCTTAATAATTGAAAGGCAGTCTAATCCACTGCCTTTCATAGCGTGTACACATCCTCAGCCTCCCTAAAAATAAATTAGATATATTTTTCTATAAAAATAAAAATGCTTATATTTGCATATCAATTTTAAAATAGACAAAAATATGAAAACGAACTCAGTAACTTACAATCAAGCAGACGAACTAACTAAGGTAGTTCGCAATTTCTTAGAAAAGAAATCTACATTTGAACTTGACTCTGATGAACAGGGTAGTCTTCTTAATTTCCTAATGGGACTCTTAATCAAACTAGAGGATGATTACAAACTCAATTGCTTGGATATTAATCAGGTACAAATCTATGATACTACCTATTATTCTTTCATTTTCGAATCAATCATAACTGCCGATACTAATCCCTATAAGGGGCAATTAGCATCTGCTGCAGTTCAATTCATGAATGAATTTACCGATAACGATGGGAGGTTCATATCATTCAATCAACTCGATAGAAACAACTGGATTTTCCAACTTAATTTCTCAATCGCATGACAAAGTATAACGTTAGTCCATTAGTTGCTCGGGAGATAGAATTCTCCACGGGCACTATCTTTGGTGGTAGTTGGTGCCGATACTTTATTTCAATCACCCTACATCAATGCTATATAGAAGCAACATGGAAAACCCGTCCTAAAAATGATTTAGACGGGAACAAAGAAATCTTTAACTCTTTACAGGAATATCTAGATTGGTTTGCTAATCTTAAGAAAACTTACGGAAGGAGAATATCCCGTAAACAAATGGTATATGCTGCATACGATGAAACAACACGTACCTTCAGTTACAAACCCTACGAGAATTGGGCTACAAGACGTTCTAAAGAGAAATTAAATAAGCCCAAGGAACCATTATTGGCCGATGAATTATACTAATCCCCCAATCAGTTAATATACCTCAGGGAGTTCAGAAACACTAACATCTGGGCTCCCTTAATTATTGCATATTTAAAATATTATTTCTATATTTGCATAAGAGAAAATAAATATAATTATTAACCGACCTTGAACGGGGTCACAAAACTTATTTCTTATGACAACTATTAACGAAATCTCAAATCACATTATGGGTTACTTTGATGGAACTCTTGATGCTTTTGGTTACACTGCTCAATCAGTTAACGAAATCTCAAATCCGGATGAATCATACATGGGAACTCTCAATCTCCAATTCCGGGATTATCCCATAGACGATGAACAAGATGAGGACATGATATCCCAATATACCAGCATTTATAATGCTATCGAAAAATGGGAATCAGACCACAGGGAAACAGAAATCTTCCAACAACTTGCAGTATCAGAATTATTTAACCAACTAAATAAATAATCACTATGGTAAACTTATATAAATTACTCAACGTACTGGAACAGGGCATGTCTCTGTTCCAACTTAATAAATGGAAAACCGAAGGCATCTGGTATCCAATCACCCAATACAAAAAGGAATCAGATGAAATACAGGTAGTAACTAACCTATTTATTGCTGACCAGGAACAGTACCATATCCAACTATCTGGGAATTATCCAGAAGAATCTGAAGACTGGAACAAGTTTCTAGAGGAAAACCAATGGAAAATCTATCCCTTACTTGCAAACATAATGCAAGTCTTCTTGCCCACAGGGAACTATCAAATATTCTATACTCGATATCCACAGGGATTCATATCCATAATCGCTAAGCCCCATGATAAGTAAAGAACTCAAATCACAATTAAGTATTCTCAAGGAAACTAACCCAGAATATATTCAAACCCTAAAGGATGCCGTTACGGCATCCTATAAGGCAGAACTTCAGGCAATCAAACCCAGTTCTACCGAAGAAGAGGAACAACTCAATATCGAACTCAAGGACATAGTATTAAAAATACTATTTGGGCCTTTCTATAACTATTTCGTATCAGAATACGTAGTATCAGATACTATATGGGAAGAACAGGATAAACTAATCGAGGACTTATATTATTACTTCAAATCATGACACCGTATATTCAACAACAACTTAAAAAGCTATGCGATAATCCAAATTGGTATGACGATATGCTCATCTCATGGGATAAAAATCCAAGAAATCAAAGGGAAGCTATTTATAACTACCTTTCTCATGTACAACTAAATGGGTTACTAGAAAACACTCAGATAGTTTTTACATTCATAGATGGCTACATGAAACCAGCTTTCTATTTCGAAATTCCCAGAGATACCAATAGATATCTTATACTGGGAATCCTCGATGAAGCAGGTTATCTTCATTGCTGCCTATTAGGCCAACCAAAACAAATGTTTAACCCTCAACTCAATTAACATCATGAAACCAACAATAACAGTAAACCAATATCCAATCGGATGGGAATGGATAGACAGAGTACCTCTAGAGGACTTTAACTGGCTAATCGAAATATTCTCTACCATGACCGATAATACTGATACTTATGACTTTGTAGGATATACAGATTCAGAAACCTTACCAGGTCATCAGAAGATATGCTCAGTAGACAAGATACCATTAGCTAACTTCCTAAACGAAGACCAAGGCTACGAATCCGGTATATCAATGTACGGTCACTACATAGCATGTAAATGCTTAGACATATCCTCAGAAAGAGAATACATAAATCAATATACCGATATCCGAATCCTAACTAATGAACTAGAGCCATGCTAACAAAGGGGAAATTCCTGGTATCTTTCGAGGTACCAGGACACACTAAGGAATACACAGAGGGTTTCACCGAGGAAATGGTAATCCCATATAGAACTGAGGAACTAAGGCCATATCTAAGGTACCCCAACCAAGAGATAAACAACAACCACCTCCACTCCGAACACATAAGATTACAGATAAGAGAAATGTTACAAATCCCACTAAGAGATATAACCATAATCGATATAATATCACTACCATGAAAAAGAAAGACCTAATATACATACCCCACCAAGATACTTGGACAGAACGTTTCCCTAATCCGGGCAGTAACAAAAATGATTACACTCTATACCTAAGTGATCCCCAAGCCCAGTATAATAAGTTACTCCGTACCCAACAGAAACTAAGAAACAAAAAGAAATGAATATCATCTATCACATAATCCGAATAATCCTATCAGTAGGAACTATCCTAATCCTCATACGAAATGAGAAAATATACCAAGCCCACAAGCATACCCACCCAACAAACAAAATAAGGTATATCATCTCACAAACCCTAATCCTAACCCTATACACCTCATCACTAATCCTGGTATCCTACACATATAGGATTATACTAAGGTACATATAATAATACTAAAAATTATGAAATCACTAATTCTACTCATCGTAACGATCTGGCTTCTAATCCTAAATGAAGAAGCCTACCTAACAAAGAAATTCATCTACAGAATGAATGTAATCATAATCATTTTAGTATATGCCTTCATACAGGTATACCTAATCGAATAAATACCCACAAGGTACCTGGAATAAATACCGGGTACCTCCCACACTCCCCAACACAAAAATAAAACAAAATCATACTAACGCTAACTAAGGTACAATATCTACCTATCCCCTCTATAACTAATATACCATCTATTAATATAATAATACCTAATACATATACCAAGGTACCTCGCCGGGGGTTTTGGGGATTTAGGCAAACAAGGCTAGGCAAACTTACCTTACTATACAGCCACTCAACTCACTATATAGCCACTATACCATATAGCTCTACTACACACTTTAAAGGCAAACTCAAAAAGGCCTAAAAAGGCAAATAAATCCGACCATTAATGGCCCCTAAATCCGATTGCCTTGAGTACCCTTTATATGTATTATATTATAGATTGCATTCAAGGTAATTCGAAGGTAGGGGATTATATAATACAGATATGTTATGTAGCTTCTATGTATGTAGGTAGTATAGCTTTAGTACATCGTCGATTAATGGCCATCACAATTTACCTTGATTACCTTCACCAAGTTATTATATTATATATTATATAATAAGTATTAGGTAGGGGATTAGGTAAATAGGATATTAGGTTTTAGGGCTAAATGGTTTATAGGATTTAAGGCCTTCAAGGGGCATATTTAGGTAATATTCCTAGTAACTCTGTAATTTATTTGCTTAGTATTTATATTAGCATTAACTTTTGTATTCTAGGACAATTTTGTGATTTAGGGGTACCTAGATTACCGAGAGCCATTGGGTATTATATAATATATAAGCAATAGGGTAGGGAAGGTAAATGGCAATCTCCATTCATGGCCTCAAGGACTAAGGCAAATATAATTCAAGGCCCTTAATAACCTACGAAGGCAATTGAGGTTATTGCATATATAATATATTATATTTATATTTGCATTGTAATAATAACTAATTAAATATAAGACGTATGAAAACAAGTATTTTAACAACTGATTTTAATTTTGCAAAGAGTATTAATCTTTCATTAATTGCTGCACCTGATGCCTATCCTTCTTATCCATCAGGCATGCTAGACTTCATTAAGCCTTACTTACAGAAACTACAGGAGAACACAATCATTCCTGATTACTTAACTCTAGTATCAATCCAAACTATCGATAACCAAGATGCTGGGGTACATATATTAACCTTTATCATCAATGACCCAGAACATTTCGATGACGATGATACTGCTGGCATCACTTGCCTTGAATGCTTACGGGATACCTTTGCCTATGACCCAGAGGTATGCTTTGGTCAGGCACCTAAGGTAAACGAATTCGAAAACCTTTACACAGTAACGGTTCCTTTCACTTGCTAAATCATTAAGGGGTATCCATAACATGGTACCCCTATTAATACATTAAATATAAGACGTATGAAAACAATTAATCAAATTTCAAATCTCATCATCCTTACCCTAGTAAATTACACTAAGGATTATCCATGGGCATCTTACATTGCCAATTCACTTTCACAATTCGATTTGATATTGCCAGAACTAATGCAATCGAAAGCTAAGGAAATATCCATCTACCTTAACACAGATGATTGCCTTATGGAATTCTCATCCGAAATCCCTGACCCAGAGGAAATTGAACCCGATTTTACCTTCAACATCGAGTATATAACCTTTCAGGTATACTTCGATTAATTACTTAACCCAAGGGGGCATCTAGCCCCTGTTTTATATTATATACATATGGAACTCAACGAATTACAAAATCGATTAACTAACATCATTACAGGTATCTCTAATCTGGGACCTAGAATCATCCAGGGCATTACTCAAGGCTTTATTAAATACTATATCCCGGACCAAATCTGGGTAATATCCATTACCGATATCGAAGGTATTGAACAAACCGCTATCGAATATTATACCTGGGACGAAGAAAAGGATGGTCCTATACCTGGCATTAAACTTTTCAAGGATCTCAATATATACCTTGAACGAGAATTTTGCGAATACTAACACATTGCCCCAGGCCTAACTTAGGTACCTGGGTTTTTACTTACGCTAACTTAGTAAGCCCTTATAGGCTAATCTATGAAACCCATTTCCCATAGGCTTACCATAGTCTATATATGGCCTTATTGAAATAGGACCAAGGGGTTTTATAGAGGGATATATCTTAAGGGCCTTAATTCTTTATCACCTTAGTCGATTAATGGCCTTATCAATATACAGGTATATAATACACTCTCAAGAGGACAGGCATAAGCCATATAGGAATATCCTTATACATATCCTATATGCCCACTACAAAGCGTGCGAAGATTCTCCTTGTGAACCCCCAAAATTAAGTGCAAAAATTAAGTCCTTTTTAGGGTGCAATAAATTTTTGAATTTATAGATTTTTCACAAAAATAATTTTGAAAATAAAAATATTCATTTTCTCAAAAAATTTTCTTGAAAATGTTTGTATATTAAAATAAAGTCCGTATCTTTGCAATGTGAGAAAAACAAAAAGATATTTGAAAGATTTTATTTAAAACTTTTTAAGAAAATAATTTTCTAAAAAATTTTGTAGATTAAAAAATAGTTCTTATATTTGCAATACAGAAACGAAATAAATAATACCTTATTAAGATAGTTTAAAAAGTCTTGAAAGTCTATTTGAAAAGGTAATAAAAATAATAAATAATAAAACTTTCAAGCAATTTAATTATGAACAAAGTGAATATAGAAAAAGCAAGTGTAAACAGCAAAGCAAATAAGTTAATAGCTTTAGACGTTTTAAAATCAGTCAAAGAAAAAAATCAAGGACTTTTTAAAACGGCTTTAGGGACAAAAACAGAGATTTATAAAAAAGAATTGTTTTTGGGAGCAAACGAAAAGCAAATAAAATCTTTGAGAAAAAAATTTAGAAATGTTACTTTCAATTTTCTTTCAACTATTGCAACAAATGCAGATAAAAAACTAATTGACGGATTTATAGACTTTTATAAACAAGTCTATGTTTTGAATGATTTTTCTTTTAACTCTATTGCATCAGAGAATACAAAAGAAGAAAAGAAAGCGATTCTTTTAAAAGGTTTAGAAATTGTAAAGAAAAACGCAAAGTAATATGTTATTGAATATATTGTTAGTTGTTGGAATAATTTATTTAATTATTCAAGCTATAAAAGATATAAAAGAAATTTTGAAAGACGATAACGAAAAGTTTGATAACTAAAGCATAGAAATTTAAGGGACAAAGAAATAAAAAATCTTTGTCCCTTAAATTTTATTTATAAATGTTAAATTTAACGGAACCGTACTCCCCTTTTAGTACCACAACTTTCGAAGCTTTCGCATTAAGGGGTACCTTGAAGGCAAATACACATTTTTAGTACCCCACAAAAATCGCTCTTCGTGATAAGGGCATGCCAAGATATCCCACACCACACATGCCCACATAACACACAAAGAAGCCAGAGAATAAAACATCCCTGGCCCTCATCCACCTTATCCATCTGGCAGATTACAATATCAAAGTTCTTTCTATAAACCAAACTTAAAAGAATATGGAAATAATAAACTTTAGATCAGTGGAGAGATCCACCCAAGATGTATCTGTTACCATCAATAGTGGTAACTCTGAGAGATGGAATATCCAATCCCAGAAAACTAAATATGTAAATGGCAAATCGTCCGGAGTTATTGGGGTTGGATATACTGCTAGCATCAATAACTCTGACTATCTTTTAGAAGAAGACAAGAGTAACAATCAGATTCAGATTACGGCATTAGCCGATGGTACTTCTGGGCTTTGTGTACTTACACAAGAAGAATCTGGCAATAAAATAAATCTTAATATTACTACTCCTGAAGAAAAAGAATATTGGGAAATACGTTTTAATCCTATAGCCATCAATGGAATAGACACAAATGCTTTTTTTGTTGCTACTACCAATATTAGTGGCGAAAGTGGATCTATGGCTAATGGTGACAGATATAAGAATTGGATAGTAAATCAAAATAGACATATGATTAATGTCTATATTGCCAGTATATACCCGGGAAATTTCGACATGTTGTCTTGGTCCTGCCTTGATAAGGATGGTAATGCTTTTTCCCCTAATTACAGTATACCCGATAACCAATACTTTACAATAAAAACAACTGGCTTAGGTTCCTATACTCTTAAGAAAATTTCAACTCCCCCTGCTAGCAATGATACTCCTATACTCTCCAGTAGGTTTAACCCCACTAAAAAATATCCATTAGATTTGAATTTTTATTGGGCAAGTCAAAATCCAACTTAATACGGGTATTAAGATAATATCCCAATTATAAAAGCAATTACCCAGAATATAAGAGCCAGTGTATATGCAACAGAATATCTATGCCAGGGATACCAGCAGGTAATATAAGAATCTACTTTTAGTATTTCTGGATGTTCTTCCTCGTATTTTTTATCCTCTTCTCTAGAACTGTATTTATGAAATACATAGAAAGGTAAGAATACGAGGAAGATTATTAGAGCAACTGGGAACAAGAGTAGGAGAAGAATCTCCCACCCTTGCATTGATGTCCCAGCATAATTACCATCTCTGTCAAAAAAGTATCTCATAGTAATCTGTATTTTATGTATCTGATTAATAGATAAATCGGAAATAGAGGTAATATCATCCATACCGAGATGAATAAAACGAGAGAGTGTATTTTGTGAGTATAGGGTAAATAATCCAAGCAAGCCCTTACAAAAAATACAGTGAACGGTAAGCATACCAAATAAATTATTGCTAATACAGTAATCATTGTTCTTTGAGGTATTTGTTAATAATCTTGGTAAGCTTCTTATCAAATTCAATCATCATATCGAAAGCTTTCGAATCTTTCATACTTCCCATCTCCTTATCAAGTAATTCTATGTTTCTCTTAATTGAGAAATAGGCCTTATATGCAAGGAATACTCTTTCATTTTCTTCGGTAAGCGGACGAACTTCTCCCTTTTGCCCATCCAATCTTGGGTATGTATCATCAGGACCCAAGGTTCTTGCAACTTTTACTCGGTTACTGAGCATTGCGAATCCACCTTTTTTATCAATAGATTCCACTGTAACTTTCTCAATGATGGGTCTTCCAGATAATGTGAAGAGAACCTCATCCCCCTCTTTGAGCTTTTTAGCTTCTTTCTTTTCTTTTTTCATATCTATTTTATTTAGAAATTTTCTTTATGCAAATATACGAAATTATTCTTTATTTATTGCATTATCTATTTTATTTTTTATAAATTCATAGGCATTGCCCCGGTAATCCTCTAGCATTTTGTATTCCTGTGGAGATAGAAATATTCCGTTTACTTTAAAAGCATCTCTTAGATGCTCCGGTATAGTGCCCTGGTGAGTGATGTTATTATAACGGATAATGAAAAGCTTCTCTCGGTCTTTATCAATAACTCCCAGAGTGTTTACTGGTTGGAGTTTAGTTTGGTAAATTCCCCCAAAAGCAGAAGGTACCATTAAAATACTTCCCGGTATTCTAGTTATCCAATGGGAATAATCGGGAGTAATTACCGCAATTTTCTTCTCTTTTTCAAGTTCTTTATCATAAGCTAATCGATTAAACCAAAAAGCACATTTAAAACAAACTTGTTTTCTTGCCATAAGTTGGGGAATCTCTCTAGTTTCATCGAATTCCTCTAAATTAATTGGTTTGCCACATATCTGGCATTCATTTTTCTTGCCCATATTATTTTATAAGTTATATATGATA